GTAATCAATGGAATTGAAGTAGATACCTCAGCTGATCTTCTGTAATTACGATTACTTTTGTAGTCGGATTCTTCAAGTGGAAAATCTTTTGGTTTACCACTGAGGAACATAGGGAAACGCTTGACTAAAAGTTCATATAACAATGAAGGTAAAAATTCAACATTCCTGATAAAGAGTAATATGTTCTTGGCTCCAAGAGGAGATACATTATAACCATTAATTGTTCACAATTGTTTCGCGAACTCTAGGACTGCACCATCGAAGCCTTTTATAGGATTAATCTCCATACCTAATAGTTTGAAGACATCTTGATAAGCTTTCGAAACCTTCGTATTTGCCATTGCGATATCATCACCAAGAACAGCATAAAGTAATTTATCTGGTGAAAAGTTGACGCGTAAGGATGAATATCTAACAATGACGTGGTGAGTTAATGCTAACATAGCAAAAGAAGAATATGCTCCCATAGGTTGACCAACTGCATATTTTACAGTGGAACCTTCGAAGTATCATTCTCTATCTAATATATTACGTCATAAATCACCGTCAAACCCTAGAATATTTAAGATTTGACTTTGTAATACAACAGGAAGACGATCAGTCGCAGCAGAAAGATCCATTGATTGTAAACTATTATTTTTAATAGCCTTTTTATTAACACAGTGTATGTCCAATTCTTTTAACATTAAAATTATTGGAGCAGACTGATCCTTTGTTCCATCTTGTTCTAAAGTAGACAAGAAGGAATAAATATCATCGTGTAAAGGTTTAAAAATAATTTGAGTTCATCAATCAGTAATCCCTATGATACGACGTTTTCCCCGTGCCTCTTTAAGAACAGCTAACCGTCCTTTTAAAGGTTTATTATATGATAATGGATCATATAAATGAGCCAATCACATTATAATTGCCACAGGTAAGACGAGTACAGAGCACAACATAAAGACATTTAAAATCATCCAATATCCACGTGAATAACACATTAAACAATACTGAATGTAAGATCTTGGTGTCATGATTCAACCAACTAAATCTAGTCCAATTCCAAGAACAGCTATGGTAGAGTTAGGACCTGCTTTTGTAGAATTAAAAAATAGTGATGGTTTAGATTTAAACATCTTACCATTCATAGGTATCTTCATAGATAAAAGTGCCTTTCTAAGTAATTTAGGATCTAATTCTTGTACTTCACCGGTAAATTTTCCAGTGATAGTCT